GGCTCTACGGAGACTATGCCCGAACTGGTGAACTGATGCCTCGCACTAAGAAGCGCAAGGCCGGGTTGTTAGGCTCTACGTACGACCCAGAATTGGGAGGGGCTAGTCCTATAAACTATAAGGCTCTAGGTATTATGCCCCCAGAACAGGAGGGCTTACTTAGTCCCGGTTTCGTTACCGACATAAAGTACGACCCAAAGGCATACAGGGTTCCTGTAAACCCTGATCCCAGTCGTTACCCGGCAGACATGTCCGAGGTTAGGTTTGGAACAGCCCTTCCAGATAGGACCGCAGTAGAGGACATGATCTTAGAGGCTTCCAGCATATCTAAGGTAAGGCCTGAGTACACAGAGGGCCATAGAACAGAAGGTCAGAATAAACTTGTAGGGGGTCATCCAGAGTCAAAACACCTTACAGGTCAGGCATTTGACTTGGCAATATCAGGGGACAAGTCTAAGGACAGGGCTTACGTAAAGGAGTTGAAGAGGCTATTCGAGCCACTAGGCTTTAGCGTAGTCCTAAAATCAGACCACATTCATCTCCAAACACCTCCTCCTAATGTAGACCTGTTGCCGAACTCATCTTGGGGTAACTAATGCCAATTCAAAAATGCACTCTAAAGAACGGGAAGAAAGGATGGAAATACGGGAAATCCGGAAAATGTTATGCAAGTAAGTCAGCAGCCAATCGCCAAGGCGCAGCGATCAAGATTAGTCAGAAGCGAGCTGGAAAAAGCGGTAGGCATAGCTAAGGAATTAAGACAAAGAGAAAGATACAACAGGATAGATGCTTATGACCCCTATCCTTACCAACTAGCCTTCCACGAAACAGGCGCTCTGGCTAACCAGAGGCTTTTAATGGCTGCTAACCGCATAGGCAAGAGTTATTGCGGTAGTATGGAAATGTCCTACCATTTAACTGGGTTATACCCGGAGTGGTGGAAGGGAAGAAGGTTCAGACAGCCTATTGTGGGATGGGCTGGTGGTGTTTCTAACGAAACGACCAGAGATATTGTTCAATTCGAGTTATTGGGTTCCCCAGATGACCCGGAGGCGTTTGGTTCCGGTACTATACCGAAAAAGCACATAATAAAGACCGAACGGAAGCCCGGAGTCCCTAACGCCAAATCGGTCGCCCTAATCAGGCACGTTAGCGGTGGGAACTCGTCTTTATTCTTCAAGGCCTACGAAATGGGCGTTGAGAAGTGGCAGGGACGTAGTGTGGACTGCATCTGGCTGGATGAGGAGCCAAGCAGGGACATCTATTCCCAGGCTGTAACGAGAACCCTCGATAGAAAGGGTTTGGTTTACATGACTTTCACCCCTGAGAACGGGATGACAGAGACGGTTGCTTCTTTCATGAACAACCTCAAACCAGGACAGTCCCTAAATAACGCCACATGGGACGACGCTTCTGAGAAAGTCCTCTCCATGAAGGGAGCAAGAGGGCATCTCAACGAAGCAGTCATGGAACAGATTTTATCTTCCTACTCTCCGCACGAAAGAGAGATGCGGCGATACGGAAGACCCTCTATAGGGAGTGGTTTAGTCTTCCCTATAAGTGAAGAGAAGTTAATGATAGACCCCATTACTATTCCAAACCATTGGCCTAGGATATGCGGAATAGATTTTGGATTCGATCACCCGACAGCATGTGTATGGCTTGCATGGGATCGAGACGAGGATGAGTACTATGTATATGACTGTTACAGGCAAGCAAAGGCTTCTCCCGCGATTCATGCAGGCATTATGCGGACTAGACCGCACTTTATCCCCATTGCTTGGCCCCATGACGGCAATAGACGAGATTCTATGGGTAATCCCGGGCTGGCTGACCAGTATAGGAGCCTAGGGTGCAATATGTTCACTTTCCACTTTGAAAACCCACCCGCTTTAGGTGAAAAGAAGGGAGGAAACTCCATAGAAGAGGCAATCATGGCTCTTCTGCAGAAGATGGAGTCTGACAAGTTCCACGTATTCTCTACTTTAGGGGACTGGTGGGAAGAGTTCAGGATGTACCATCGCAAGGAGGGAAAAATAGTACCTCTACGAGATGACTTAATGAGCGCCACACGATATGGCGCAATGTCAATGAGATTTGCTGTGTCTGGGGAAGACCCGACATGGACTAACGACTTAGAGTACAGGAATTATGGGATTATTTAATGGCTGACAAATATACCGAAGAGGAGCTGGTAGCTCGAATACGGGAGGAAATAACCGACTCTTTAGGCTATGGGGACGAGATTTCCCAGCAGAGAGAGCGGGCTATGGAGTATTACTACGGCCTTCCCTTCGGAAATGAGGTAGAGGGGAGGAGTCAATTCATAGATTCCACAGTTCAGGACACCATAGAGTGGATAAAACCCTCTTTAATGCGTGTTTTTGCTGCTGGGGACGATATGGTTAAATTCACACCCCACGGCCCTGAAGACGTACCTATGGCTGAGCAGGCTTCAGATTACGTCAATTACGTGTTCACTAAGGACAATCCGGGCTTTGAAATACTGTATTCCTGGTTTACCGACGCTTTATTGTCTAAAAACGGCATTATAAAGGTCTGGTGGGATGAGACTGAAGAGTCTACGAGGGAAGAATACTACGATCTAACGGATATAGAGGTTGAATCTATCATCTCTGATGACGACGTAGATGTCGTCCAGCACACCGAAGAAGAGCGCGAAGTAGAATCGGACATAGGACAGGTTGTTGAGACAAGGCACGATCTTGTTATCAAGAGGAGAGAAAGAGACGGCAAGATCAAGATAGAGAATGTTCCTCCTTCCGAGTTCCTGATTTCTCGAGAAGCTAAATCTATCCCACAGGCAAGATTCGTTTGTCATCGAGTAAGAAAGACCTTATCCGAGTTAAGGGAGATGTACCCGGATCAGGACCTTGAGCCCGAGGATTTAGGTGGTGATGAAGATGATACCACTTTCCCCAGTGAGCGGGAATCGAGATTCGACTTCGACAATAGCTCCAGCTTCCACTTTGGGGCATCCGAGCCGGAAGAGGCGCTAAGAAGCTACCTAGTACATGAGTCCTATCTCAAAACAGACTTCGATGGGGATGGGATTGCGGAGCTCAGGAAAGTCTGCGTAGTAGGGGATTATGTTCTTGAGAACGACCCGATAGACGCCACTCCCTTCGTCTCCATAACGCCAATAAAGATTCCGCACAAGTTCTTTGGCCTATCAGTTGCAGACCTTGTTATGGATTTGCAGTTGATGAAGAGCACTCTGATGCGAAACCTCATGGACAACATGTACAACATGAACTTCGGTAGGTATGCAGTTCTTGAGGGCCAAGCGAACTTAGATGACCTCTTGACACAGCGCCCGGGCGGGATAGTAAGGGTTAAATCCCCTAATGCGATTACTCCTTTAACAACCCCACCCTTAGAGCCTTATTCATTTCAGATGCTGGAATACCTGGATGGGGTAAGGGAATCCAGAGCGGGAGTATCCAGGATGTCTCAGGGTATGAATGAAAATGCCCTAACCTCTCATACCACGGCAACAGCAGTAAATGCTGTTATGACGGCTGCTCAGAGTCGAGTAGAACTCATAGCCAGGAATTTTGCAGAGACTGGAGTTAAGGACCTGATGCTTGTCATCTATAAACTCCTGTATAAATTCCAGGACAAGGAACGCATGGTGATGCTGAGAAACGAATGGGTGCCAGTCCGTCCAAACGTATGGAAAGATAAGTACGACTGCACTGTCAGCGTAGCTTTAGGAAGTGGTAATAAGGACCAGCAGATGGCCCATTTGTCCCAGATGCTCTCCTTCGCTGGAGAAGCTATGGGTGGTGGTTTGAGAATAGTCAACGAACAGAACATGTACAACCTTGGTGCTGCTCTTGTCAAGGCAATGGGCTTTCAGAATGTAAGCGACTTCCTGACTGATCCCTCTCAAATACCCCCACAACCGGGAGAGCCTAGCGAGGCTCAGATGGAAATGCAGGTCAAGAGTAAAGAACTGGACATCAAAGCTGCTGAACTCCAGTTAAAGCAACAGAAGATTCAGCAGGAATACCAGAAACTTGCCGTCGATTCCCGACTCAAGCAAGAAGAACTTAACCTTGAGCGTGAGCAGAATCGCGCCGTAGCTATAGGAGCAACATAGAAGCTAAATGGACAACGAACTAAGGGAACACAGGGCAAAAGCCTTGGTCGATAACCCGCTGTTTCAAGAAGCATTTGATGTACTAAAGGAAGATTTAATGAGCCGATGGAGTAATAGCGGTTCAGCAGATTTGCAAGCTAGGGAATCAATCTGGCTTGCAATGCGACTGCTTGACAGGATTCATGGTCATGTAACGTCCATTATAGAAACAGGGCACATGAACAAGATTCTTGATGAGCAACATCCATTAATCTGAGGAGAAACTAAAAAATGGCGGAAAAGCAAGAAGCCCCGCAAGCACACGAAGAACAAACGCAACCCGGTAGTTTATGGGAAGCACAAGCGGCATTACTCAAGATGACGGAACCCGAAGGGGAAACTCCAGAAACTGAGGAAGCCAAACCTACAGAAGAAGAAGAGTCTATAGGGGAAACTCAAGACGAATCATTGGAAGAGGAATCCGAAGAGGAAGAAGAAGCCGAGAAGGCTGAAGAAGAATCTGAGGAGTCTGACGAAGAAGC